AATTATCTGCAAAAAACTATTGATGCCCATCAAGCTTTTGCGAAGAGGCTTAAACCCAAAGATCCCAGACGGGTTGAAATCCAAAACCGTTTGATACGGTTGGATAAATTGGTTTGTGATTTTACAGCATCATGGCATGATAAAGGATTGCGGGTGAAGCCGTATACCTACATGATTATAGGTGGAAGTTCTGTTGGAAAGAGTACTGTTGCAGGAATTGTCCAACATGTAATAGCAAGAGTGAATGGACTCCCAGAAGGGAAGGAATATGCGTGCACGTTGAATGGAAATGATAAATTCCAATCAGAATTCAATTCTAAGCATGTGCACGTTTTGTTTGATGATGTCGGAAATGCTAGACCTGAAGTGACAGATGGTAATCCAACCACATTGATTGTGCAATTCTCGAATAATATCCATACATCGGCTTTGAGTGCTGAAGTGGAGAAAAAAGGGAAGAATGACATCCGGATATCTACTTTGGGTATCACGTCGAACACACCAGATTTGTGGTCTTCGTACTATTCTGTTAATCCCGCATCGATCATGCGGCGCGGTGAGGTTATCATTGAAGTGGAGTTGAAACCCGATTGTGTAGGTCCAAATGGTGGTATCCATCCACGTTTTGCAAAAGATCCCATGCCAGATGCATGGTATTTCACTGTTTCCACAGTGGAAATATGTAGAAGTGGTAGTGATCACCTGGCGGATACTTGGAGGAAAAAACCCGTGTTTTATGACAGCAAATCCATGAAGTCCAATAAGGTTGGTATTGTTGAATTGGTGGAGTACTTGGAGAAAGTTACCCCTATCCATTTTGCCACTCAAGCTCAATTGGTTGACACATCATGTGAGATGCATCTCAAAGAACATTGTGAGATCCATCCCAACTTTACAATCCCATGCAAGAAGTGTGCAACACATCCTGATGAGAGCTTCTTGCCCTTAGAAAAACAAGCCGGTAGAATTACTTTGCCGGAATTGGATGTGTTTTTCCTGGATGGAAGATTGGTGAAACATGACGCTTTGCCTAGGATTGATGAAGACTCTGAATTGTGTCAGTTGACAATTGTCGAACGCGTGCAAAGTATAGTGGCACATGGGTGCAGTTGCATTTCCACGATTAGTAGAGATATCCGCGAGAAGTGTACTAACGAACCTTGGATTGCAATTTTGGGTGTCATCGCTGCTGCCGGTATGGTAGCTATGAGCACACTTGGTTGGAAACAACAATTGGAGCCAGAGGAAGGGATTATTAAACGCATAAATGATGCGTCTAAGAAACCCACCTTGTTTCTGAAAGCGCAAAATTGCTATCAACGTGTGTATACGAACATGCTTGGATATCCCAAAGCGAGCATTTCAGGAACACTCGCACAGCTCGAACGAATCATCGATAATGCTTTGCACTTGATAGTGGTTCAGCGAATTGATGAAATGTCGCGCCAACCAGTTGGTGCGGCATTGTGGGCTAATGCATTTCCTGTTGGGAGTTGTTGTTTTGCAACTGTACAACATTTGTTTGAGCCTGGGTGTGCTTACAGTGTCAAATTTCAATCCTCGAGTAGCATCGGGGTGAAACGTGTCACTGTTATGATCACTGATGTTAGCATATGCAGACATCCAACTGTGGATATGTGTGTGCTCAATGTGCCTTCAATGGGTGATAACGCTAATCTGAGCAAGTACATGCCAGATCAAGAGTTTTCATTTCCCGAAAAAGCACCATTGTTCATGTACAATGCTCATAAGAGTCAGGTGCTTGAAGCTAAAGTGACTATGCCTCCCAGTTCGTACAAAGCATGTAGTTCGATTTCTGGTTTTGAAAGACGCGATGTTAGAGGGTTTGGTGAGATGGATTTGTTGTTGTACGAGTGTGACAATTTTTCTGGTATGTGTGGCAGCTTGTTGGTGATGCCTGGACGGCACAATGTCATTGTAGGGATGCATTGTTCCGGAATTGCGGACAAGAACATTTCAGCTGCTATTCCACTTGAGAGAGAGTTCTTTGAAGAGGCTGTGCGTTCATTTAAAGGTGTTCGCGTGAAAGAAACGGCTCCGTTTCCAGAAGCAATACTGGGTCGACCAATTAATTTATCGAATGTGGTGCATGAGAAGAATCCTGTGCACTACATAGAAAGTGAAGACACTAATCTACGTGTGTTTGGTCAGCATGATCAACCTCTGAGTAAATTCAGATCTGACGTGATAGTGTCACCAATGGCTGAACATGTTGTTGAGCTATTTGGCGTTGAAGTTGAACATGGTGCACCTAAAAAAGAAGCTGCTCGACCATCCTTTCGGAGGTTTATGGTTAATGGATCGGAGTTTGATGAAACAAAGCTTGTCAACCCATCCTTTGTTGCTGTAGCTCTCGAGGATGCGAAAGCGTCAATTGATGATGAATTTTTTAACGTCATAAGAGAGCACGTCCATCCATTGTGTTATGGAGACGCCTTGAATGGTGTCCCCTTGACCAAAGGCTTCGAGCCTGTCAACCCCAAAACTTCAATGGGTTTTCCATTGAACAGACCTAAGTTCAAATTTTTTGAACAGAGCCCTTTAGCAAAAGAGCTCGGGTTGCAGACAGTTCGATTTGTGGAAAAACAGTTTGTCGATGGGAAAGAGACGTATGTGTATGATTTGCGGTTTGACGAGGATTTGGTTGATGTACAGAGTGCTGTTGAGCAACTTTTCACAGACGCTCTAGAAGATCGGAGATCCAATGTTGTGTTTCGGTGTAATCTAAAGGATGAAGCTATCACATATAAGAAGATCGAGGAGAAAAAGATACGGGTGTTCTCTGGGGCACCAGTACACTTTGTGATCGCGTCAAGGATGCTTAATCTAGCTAACCAGCAACTACAAAAAATGTTTCCCGAAACTTTCGAATGTGCAGTCGGCGCTAACGCAGTTGGCCGAGATTGGGGCCATATCTACAAGTACATTACACAATTCGGAGAAGAATTTTGTGGCGATGGTGATTATTCGGCATTTGATCAAACAATAGACCCACAATTTGCGAAGGCAGATATGGATTTCCGGCGATGGTTTTTGGAGAAGTGTGGATTTGGTGATGAATTGCTATCCATTTTTGATGGAATTGCAACAGAAACCATGTTTCCTCTCTTTGAGCTGGATGGCTTGATCTTCTCAGCATTTCGATTGAGTGCTTCCGGAACACCGGATACTGTGGAGAGAAATTCTGGACAAAATAGGTTGATTGTGCGATACTGTTACTACAGTGCAAATAGGACTTCTGAGATGGGGAAGATTCCTTTATTCAAAGATGTTTGCGCGGTAATCACATACGGCGACGATATTGTTTTGAATTTCAACGTGCCCAAACTTGATGAACTCGGACTTCATTTTGGTTTGGATACACTATCCCATGAGCTAGATGCCATAGGGATGAAATTCACTAATGCTCAGAAGACTTTTCACACGCAGAGATATATGCATGTGGATGAGGTCTCCTTCTTGAAGAGGAAATTCTTTTTGCACCCTCAGTTGGGAGAACGTGTGGGATGTCTTGAATTGAAGTCGATTTTTAAATCCCTGACAACAGCAAAGAGACCTAAAGCGCAACAACGTGAAACTGTCGCTGAGATTTGCGCTGGGAACCTGAATGGTGCCCTGCGGGAATTCTATTGGCATGGTGAGGAGGTTTATGATGAACACTTACCTAAGATAATGGAAATTGCTCGCCGCACTGTTGATGCAGAAGGACACAAGGTTGCTGATTATTTCAAACCAGTGACTAAAGAGGAGATCGTGGAAGGATTCAAGGATACATTTACAATTTACGAACCGGCAAAAGAGAAGCTCACTATGCAGAGCGGCATCTTGGATGCCGGAGTG